ATGCGATACATTGCCTGTTTATCCTGATGGTGCAGATAGCCGTGGTAGAAGATTTCAAAAAGGCGAGGTTAACTTCATTTGCCATGACCCACTATTCTTTACAGAAAGAAAACGAGATGATTTAGGGGCGTGGATAGAAACATTCGAATTCGCTTTTGAAATCCCTAACGATACAGGGATGCAGTTCGGATATAAAGATCCACAGTCAATTGTAAACATAATAAATGATGGCCATGTAGAAACTGGTATGGAAATCGAAATAAGAGCATCGGGATCAGTAAAGAATCCTTCAGTCCTTAATGTGAATACAGGTGAGTATATAAAAATTCTTAAAACAATGGTTGCTGGTGAAGTGATTACGATTAATACAAATCGTGGTGTTAAAACTGTAACTAGCAGTATTGAAGGGAAAATAGCACGTAAATTAGATTTAAACAGTACGTTCTTTCGGTTAGATGTAGGTGGTAATTTACTAAAACATGACGCTGAAGAGAAATTCGATATGATGGAAATGAGTGTATATCACACTCCTAAATTGCTGGGGGTGTAATGATGGAATTATATGTGTTCAATATGGATTTTGAATTTCAAGGAGTGATAGATATCTATCGCTCTTTTTCTTTTGAAAGAAGCTACCACAGTATTGGTAAGATGTTGCTGGTTCTAGACTTCACACAAGACGCGTTAGAGCTTCTGCAAGACGAATTTATTATTGTGAAGAGAGAAGACTTAAATAAGCCGTGTGAAGCAGCAATTATCACGAATCGTACCATTGAAACAATTGGTAACCAAGTTGTATTTAAAGTTGGTGGTTTTTCACTTAACTGGTTCTTATATAGAAGGTTCGTCTGGGGACAGCAAAGGTATAGTGGTGATATTGACCATGTACTGAAGCAGTTTGTTATTAAGAATGCGATTACTCCTGATAACAGCAATCGTGTTATTCCAGGGCTGGCAGTTTCATCAAGTAAAACATTTGGCACGACTGAAGAAGTATCTACAGGGAAACAGTTGTCTAATGTATTTGAGGAGATCGGGATAAAACATGAGATTGGTTGGTGCGTTCTGTTTGATTTAAAAAACAAGAAGTTCGTATTTGATGTGTATCAAGGTTTAGATTTAACACCTGATCAGGCAGAGAACGAACCTGTTGTTTTTTCTGTTCAAAATGAAAATTTACCATCTCAGTCATATCTGCACAGTATAGATGATTTCGCTAATATGGCTTTGGTCGCAGGAGCAGGAGAAGGTCCTGCGCGTAAAACAGAGGTTATAAATGATGAGATTTCAGGTTGGAAGCGAAGAGAATTATATGTGGATGCTCGTGATATTTCAGATGAGGATGCGGATGGTACTGTAATCCCTGATGATACTTATAAAAAATTATTAGTATCTCGTGGTAATAGTAAATTATCTGAGTCCAAGGTTGTTGAGACTCTTGATAGTGAAATATATCATAACTCTCAATATGTATATAAAAGAGACTACGATTTAGGGGATAAAGTGCTGATAGAAAGTGAATGGGGTGTCCATTTGAAAACAAGAATTACAAAAGTAGCTGAAATATATGAAAATGGAATGCTCACAATTCAACCGGAATTTGGTACGAATATTCCTGATTTGAAAAATTTAATGATGGGAGGTAGATAAAGTGGAGAAATTTAGCTTTTTTAACAGTGTAAATGGTGACAGAAGATACAAAGCTGAAGATTGGGCCAACTATTTTAATAAATTTATAACGAATGGATACTTCCCAAACATCGCAAGTAACTTGCAGGTAATAGCGAGTGGAACAAACATGAAGGTCACTTTACGCGCTGGCGCTGCATGGGTTAATGGTTACATGTACAATAATACAACTGACTTAGAGTTGACCATACAAACAGCGGATGCGGTTAATTCAAGAATAGATCGTGTAACGTTACGGTGCGACCATGAAAAACGGGATATTAGAGCCTATGTGAAAAAAGGGACTCCATCAAGTTCTCCAGTAGCCCCTGCTTTGCAACGTGATGCAGATGCTTATGAGTTATCGGTCGCAGAGGTTTATGTACGAAATGGCGTAGTTGTCATCACCCAAGAGGCAGTAACGGACGTGAGACTGAATAAAGATCTATGTGGGGTTGTAAACTCACTGTTACAAGCTGATACAACAGCAATTTTCAATCAATATTGGGATTGGTTTGTGCGAACGAAGCAGAAATATGAAGAAGATAATTCAGCAATAATGTCTGACTTCCGTAAATTTATGGAAGATGAAAAAAATCGATATTACAC